GACCGTCAGAGGTGGCGTTAATCTTTTTGCTCAAACACATACAAGGAATTACGCTGGCCGTACGTTCAGGTAGTTACAACTGGAATTGGGAATCAGGCGGTCAAGAAGGTTTGATTCAACGTTTTGTTGATAGTCGGAACTGGCTCCTGCTTTTAGCGGCATGCCTTGAGGTTGAGACTAAGGAACGACAGGAAAATGAAGTCTAATCTTCGCCTTGATCTTCACTTGTTAAGAGAAGACATCGATAAACTCGATTGTTTATATGGTGAGTTGCTGGAAGCCGTAGGCAATGATGCAGAATGGGTAAAAATCGAAGAATTACTTATTGACATTCGCAAAACAGCCTACGGCTTACTGTCAACGCAAGTTGCTTTATCGAGACGGGTTTCTGCGTTTACCGTTCGGCGGTGGAGGCCTAAGGGGTAAGATTATTGGTAAATTATCGAAAAAGTGTTTAAAAATGTTTTTTAGCAAAATTAGAAAGGAGGCAGAGACATGGTCGAAATACGGTACTGCGGATATTGTCATAAAATGATTACGGACGAGGACCAAGCGTATTACCATAAGCCTTGGTACACTTGGTATTGCTCTTTAGACCATGCGATTGCTGACGGCGCGTTTAAAGCGGTGCGACAGTCAATGGAAGTGGCCGAGCAAACGACTGAAGTATTGTCGTTAATTCGGGACCGCATCTCAGAATTGCAGAGAGGGCTTGATTGTTTAAAGACTGATATCCAACAGCTTAAAGTCGAAATTGCTAAGTTGAAAGGAGGTTGACATGAAGCGCGAGGATATCTTAAAACAGTTTGCTCAACTTAAAATTGAACACGCATATAGACGATTAAAAGTAGAATTGTATCGACGGCCAGCATATATGTTGAATCAAGACGGCATGGACGCTCTCAAAAATTTCCTTNCAGCTGAAGCCGAGTTTGAAACATTTGTTGAAGACACGTTTCAGCCGTTTATCAGAGAGCATGCTTTGGTGTTGTTGATGTACGGTAAAAATGTTGAATTACGAGAAGAAGAACAGCACATTATTAGCGACTGGGTATTGGGTCGGAAAGTAACTATTGCCGAGCTCGAAGCCGAAGTCGCCGCTATTCAAAACAGGCCCTAGCTTTGCTAGGGTTTTTATTTAGAAGTATAGGGATTTTTCGAAGGGTTGGGACTTGACAGAAATATACTTTTTGTGTTATACTTAAAATGGAGAAATGTATTTATGGGAGGTGGGCGGAATCATGAGTCACTATACAAAAGCGGCACAGTATACTCGTACCTTTAAGCCAGTCGATCTTAACACAGACAGGGACCCTTGGACTAGACAAAAACGAGAAAGCCATCAAGCATTTGAGGCCTTTTGTATCTACAGAGACATGGGTCCAGCTCGTAGTCAGACTAAAGTCGCTAAAATACTCGGTAAATCGTCTAATCTCATAAATAGATGGTGTCGCCAGTGGCGGTGGGTTTCTCGAGCAGCTGCTTGGGACGCCGAGATTGATCGCATAAATTTAGTTGCTAGAGCCGAAGCGGTGAAGCAGATGCAAGAAAGACACGCTTCTATCGCTAGCGAAGCGCTGGATAGGGTTGTAGAGCGACTCAAGTCGATTCAGTCCGAAGAATTGACTCCGGCGGATACGGCCAAATGGCTTGAAGTCGCCACTAAGATAGAACGCTTAAGCCGAGGCGAGCCAACCGAAATTGGTAAGCAAGAGCTATCGGGGCGGGTGATAAATAAGCATGAATATGACGTTACAGAAGCCATCGAGCAATACGCAGATATCTATCGTCAACTTGAAAGACGCGGCATATTACAAAGCAGTAATGCGAGCAACGATTCTGGAGAATCCGTGGATTCCACACAAGCCGACGTCGAAACAAGCTGAGTTTCTATTAATGCCCGATTTTGAAGTATTTTATGGTGGCGCTGCAGGCGGCGGTAAATCTGACGCTTTACTCATGGCGGCGCTTCAATACGTAAGCGTACCAAAATACGCAGCAATACTCTTTAGGCGCACTTTTACAGACCTTTCTCTGCCCGGCGCGTTAATGGATCGAGCGCATAAGTGGCTTCAGCATACGCCGGCCAGATGGATAGATCGGACTAAAACATGGGAATTTCCGTCAGGCGCCACGCTGAGTTTCGGCTACTTGGAACATGAGAACGATAAATATAGGTACCAGTCAGCGGAATTTCAATTCATCGGCTTTGATGAGCTTACCCAGTTTACTGAAACACAATACCGTTATTTGTTCTCCAGGTTAAGGAGGCTTGAAGGTTCAAAAATACCATTGAGGGTGCGGTCAGCTAGTAATCCTGGTGGTGTTGGGCACGAATGGGTATGCCTTCGTTTTATAGCTGGAGATCGACCATTTATCCCAGCCAGTCTGGACGATAATCCTTATATTGACAGGGAAGAGTATTTAAAGAGTTTGCAACACTTGGATCCTGTTACTAGAGCCCAGCTAATTCGGGGCGACTGGACGATTCGAGAGAGTGGTAATAAGTTTAGGCGGGAATGGTTCGAAATCGTAGACGATTTCCCGAGAGACGCTCGGTTTGTCCGTTTCTGGGACCTGGCGGCAACTGAGCCCAAACTTGGCCGAGATCCTGACTACACCGTAGGTGCTCTTATGGGAGAGAAGGACGGCGTTTATTATTTAGTTGACATAAAACGGACACGAAGTACGCCACGAGGCGTCGAGGCTCTAGTGAGACAAACGGCGGAGCTCGATGGGCGTCGGGTGGACATCTATATGGAGCAGGAACCAGGCAGCAGCGGAATCAACACAATTGATTATTACCGACGCCGAGTACTTTTAGGCTTCAGCTTTCGGGGTCTTCGCTCTACTGGGTCAAAGGAGGTTCGGGCCAACCCAGTCAGCGCAGCCGCCGAGGCTGGAAACGTAAAACTTGTTCGAGGAATGTGGATACCTGCCTTTCTCGACGAAATCGAGGTTTTTCCGCATGGCGCTCATGACGACCAAGTGGACGCCGTATCGGGGGCGTTTGAGGTTTTATCAACGAAACGTAAATATGGCTTAGTTAATAAGCCAGCGGGGTGGTGAATTAAATGCTTACTAATTTAGACTTCTTAAAGCCTGGCTCGGCGTGGCCGCCGCCGACTGAGTTTAAAAGGCTGGAACTCTACTCTACAAATAAGCAGCTGTTTGAGGGTGATCACGCCAGTGTGTTTAGCGACTGGCTGAAATTAATCAGTGAAGGGCAACGTGAGCCTTATTTAATCGTGCTTAATTGGCCTAAACGTCAGACGTTGCTTTTTGCCGATTTGTTACTTGGCGAAGCGCCTCGTATCACGGCAGGACCAGTCGGCAGCGACGAACAGAAGACGTTAGAGCGGATTCTTGTCAACAATCGATTGCTTAATACGGCATACGAAGTGGCAATCGACGTGGACCGGTACGGCACCGGACTTTTTAAAGTACGTTTCGATAATGGTAGAGCCGTAATTGAGGGACAACAACCGGCCGTTTGGTTTCCAGTCGTAGCGCCTAATAATGTAAAAGACGTTCAAGCGCACGTGCTGGCGTGGACGTATGAAGAGAACACTATGGAAAGCACGGGTCTGGTAGAAACCAAGACATATTTGCAAGTTGAAGTACATTTCAAAGGCAGGATAGAATCAAGGAAATACTTGATCATTAATGGTTCATTGAGTGAACCGATTGAGCAGAACGAAATTAGTACAGGCGTAAACGAGTTTCTGATTGTACCCGTGAACAATGTCGTGACGACTGACAGAGTAACTGGTCTAGATGGTTATAGCGACATCAAGGGCATTTTGAGGGAGTTAGAGAACCGGATCGCCCAAATCGGTCGTATTTTGAACAAGCATGCGGATCCCAATCTTTACGGTCCTGACACTATTTTGGAAGAGGATCCGGCGACGGGACAGCTGACTTATCAGGGAGGCGGTAAGTACTTCCCAGTAGCGGCCGATCAGCACCCGCCAGGCTATGTGACGTGGGACGGCCAGCTCGAAGCGGCATATAAGCAGTTAGACTGGCTGATGTCTCAGCTCTACGCTCTTAGCGAAACATCGGCAGCGGCTTTCGGGCAACTGCAAGCAGGGCTAGCTGAATCTGGCACGGCACTGCGTCGTTTGCTTATGGCGCCGCTGGCTAGGGTCAATCGTATGCGTTTAAACTTCGATCCTGCGCTTAAGCAAGTGTTGAGATTAGCGTCACTTTTAGAAAGGGCACAAGGTGTGTCTGGCGTGGTTGAACTCACTGATATCCATATCGACTGGCAGGACGGTTTGCCGGACGATGACGTTGAGTTGACGCAAAATGAGGCGCAGCGTTATGCAGCCGGTCTCACTAGTTTAGAAAGTGCTCTGCGCCGTTTATATAACCTTGAGGGCGAAGCACTACAAGAAGAAATTAATCGCATTAGACAAGAGCAAGCGCATGGCGCGGCTGAACTTCCGTCCATACAACTGCCGCCGTTTGAAGAAGAAAGTCAGGGTGAAATTTAATGGCAATCGTCGGGCAATTTAGTCATACTGAAATTGTCCGCTTGATTCGTTTTTACGAGAAGGCCGAATATGAACTTCTGAATCGAGTTAATCGGGCTTTACTGCGGGGGAACAGCATCGAGTATTTGAAGCAAATGAAGCAAGCCGTAAACGCCATTTTACAAAGTTTACGTGAGGGAAACAAGACGTGGTGTTTAGAAGCGATCCCTCGTGTTTATTTGGACGGTGTGCGTTACGCCGACGGGCTTCTAAAGGAGGCAAGAGTCGAAATTACGACAAGTTTCGGCGCTGTGCACCAATTCGCTGCCCAGGTCTTGGCTGAGAACGTCTATCAGCGACTCGAAGACGTAACTCAAGTAATTGGACGACAAGTGAACGACATTTATCGACAACTTGCTCTCGAAAACATAAGGGGTAGTACTATCGGCTATGACACATGGAAGCAAGTAGCTCAACAAATACGTCAGCAAATTGCTGAACGGGGAATAACTGGCTTTATTGATCGGCAAGGCAAACGGTGGAATTTAAGTTCATATACGGCGATGGTAGCTCGGACGTCTACCATGGAGGCACATCTTGAGGGTACTCGGAATCGTTTGCTTGAGCAAGGTCATGATTTAATCGTCGTTAGTGACCATCGCGGCGAGTGCGAGCTTTGCCGCCCGTGGGAGGGTCGAGTATTAAGTCTTTCAGGGCGTACACCACATTATCCGACGCTTGCTGAGGCCAAAGCCGCAGGATTGTTTCACCCTAACTGCCGCCACACATATAGTTTATACTTGGACCTAGAGAAAGAAACCAGAAAAGAAACCGGAGAAGGCAAGAGTTAGTTGCCTTGCCGCCTAAGAATGTAATCCTTTAGGTTTTGACGCTTTATAAGCGACAAACATATTAGCTCTTGCCCGAAGAGCATAAATAAGCGGGACCTTCAACTGGTACTGACCAGTATAAAACAAGTAAAAGGAGGTTTAGATTTATGAATTGGCTCAAAGAGCTATTGAAAAAAGCCGGCGTGGCTGAAGACAAACTCGATGCTCTAGTTAGCGATATTAGCAAAGAATTGCCAAAGCACTTCATTCCCAAGGACAAGTACAATGAAGTGGCCGAGACGAAGAAGCAACTAGAGAAAGATATTCAAGACAGAGACAAGCAACTTGATGATTTGAAAAAGGCTGTAGGGTCTAACGAAGATCTCAAGCAACAAATTGAAAAGTTGCAGGCTGACAACAAAAAGGCTGCTGAAGACTGGCAAGCTAAGGTTGCTCAGCTCCGGTTTGATTTCGCCATTGAAAAAGCATTGCTTGAGGCCAAGGCCCGTAGGCCAAAGGCCGTCAAAGCGCTTCTCGATTTGTCGAAAGTCAAACTCGACGGCGACCAACTGATAGGTTTGACTGAACAAATTAAAGAGTTGCAAAAGACAGACTCATATTTGTTTGTAGATGCTACGCCAAGCGGCAAAGTCGGTGACGGCACTAATCCGCCTGGGGCCGATCACACCGAGGCTAATCCGTGGAAGAAGGAAACATGGAACCTCACCATGCAGGGCAAGATCCTGCGCGAGGATCCGGCGAAGGCTGCACGGATGAAAGCAGAGGCGGGAGTAAAATAACAACATTAAAGAAAGGTGATGGAAATGGCAAAAACAGTTATTGCTGATGTAATTGTTCCCGAAGTTTTTAACCCGTACGTAATTGAGCGTACGGCAGAACTATCCGCATTTTATCAGAGCGGCATTATTGCCAGGAACCCTGAACTGGACAGACTGGCAAGTTCCGGCGGCAGACTTGTGAACATGCCGTTCTGGGAAGACCTGACCGGCGACGATGAAGTATTGAGCGATCAGACAGCCCTAACTGTCGGCAAGATTACCGCAGGGCAGGACGTGGCAGCCTTGCTAGCCCGAGGCCGCGCATGGAGCGTCAATGACCTGGCGAAAGCATTGTCTGGTGATGACCCTATGGCCGCTATCGGTGACTTGGTAGCTGCATACTGGGCAAGACGTTTCCAGGATATCTTGATAAAAACCCTGGATGGTATCTTTGGTCATGAAGATACAGAAATGGACACAAACAAACACGACATTTCCTTAGAAACTGGAAATGTAGCTGTAATTGATGCTAAGACTGCTGTTGATGCAATCTATAAACTGGGCGACAACGCAGATAATCTGACCGGTTTTGCAATGCACTCCGCAACGGTAGCAAAACTTACGAAGGATGACCTGATTGAGACCATTCCTCCGTCAGAGGGCAAGCCTGCAGTCAGGACCTTCCTTGGCAAGCCTGTTGTAGTGGATGACGGTCTGCCTAATGGTAACGGCGTATACACAACTTATATATTCGGCGCTGGTGCCTTTGGTTGGGGCGAAGGTGGCGCTCCTGTGCCGGTAGAAACCGCAAGGGACGCTCTTGCCGGAGATGATATTCTCATCCACAGAAGGCACTTCATCCTCCATCCGAGGGGGGTTGCCTTCCAAGATGAAGTTGTGACGGGTGCAACTCCAAGCAACACCGATCTTGCCAACTACGAGAACTGGAAGAGGGTGTATGAGCCGAAGAACGTAAGAATAGTGCAGTTCAAACACCGCATTGCTGCTGTATCTCAGAGTTAAGGGGTGATGAGATGAGATTTTTAGACTATCTAAAAAGGTTCACCTACACACCGAACGAGTTTTACGACCACTTGAAGGGGTTAGAGGATGCGGCCGGTGGTGACGTTGACCTCGTCATCCTCCCGGCCATGACCGGGGCAGGTGGGAATGAACCGGCACTTGAGCCGACTGTTACTGAAAGTGATGGTTATGCCTTTGATGTTACCTTGCAGATAATGAACAAGGCCAAAACAAAGGTACTGGAATGGTTCAACGGAACGCTTGAGGTGGATGTTATTCCGAATTCGTCCGCAGGAACAATTGTTGTTAATGATGACGAAACCCCGAGTGACACCACCGTAACCAAGAACATGACCTTTGAAAACGGTGCATGCAAATTCACCATAACAATGGGCGGTACCTGGGCGGCGAACGATACCATCAAAGTCACAGTAGACGATGACAACGTCGGCATCATGGGTTACGCGGTTGAGAAAACTAATCACTTCCTGGTCAAGGTGAAGGCAGACCCCTCCGGCGGCGGCCC